GGTTGGAACACATGATGGAGAATGTTGATGGCCCGTACATCTCCAGCAGCACCGAGTAAATATTTTCCATTAGTTGATACCTTGCTAGACCCTTCTTTGAGTGTGCTTATTTGGGATAGACCACCAGCGAACATGGTAGAGATACGTGAATCTACGCAGATTACTGCGAATCCATCTCCCTGCACACCCACAATGGTAGTCATGGCTATTCGGCTGAGTACTCAGTGCCCTGATAAATAGCCCAGCCATTATAGATGGGAATTACGTCATATGAGAAGCGGTGAGCGCCATCGTCTTCGTAACGAACAACACCCAACCCTTGTTGCCAATTTTCATGGCGAGTCAATGGGCGTCCGTCAAGGTCTACGCCGCCTTTAGTAGACGGAATGGCTCCATCAATTCGGGCAAGGCAACCAGGTGAAGCCGCCATGATAGTGCGAGGACCATCAAAGTCTTCACGAGTTTTGAATGCCGTTTCAATGCGGTGAATATGCCCATAGATAACACTTGTCTTCTCATTGTTGAGATAAACATGTGCAGTTGAGCCTGACGACTTTACACGGTCACCGTGAATGATTCGCAACTTCTCATTGACCCAATAGTCAGATGCTGGATAACCTGGACGGTATTCAATTCCAAAATCGTCCATACGGCAAAGGTATGGAACTGAAAGTACAGGCCATGAGTCTGGAGTATTACCTTTACGAAGACCATAAGCAGCAGCCGCATTTTGCACAAGGTACTTAGGCATTCGTTCTTCATGGTTTCCTGCAAGCCAGATAATCTTTGCTTCAGGAGCAGCAGCACGAAGTTGAGCGCAGAACAAAGTTGCACGGTCAATAGATGCTTGAGTAGTTTGTGCATATGCAGGGTATGTCACATACTTACCCATCTCAGGAAAGTCAAGGTTGTCACCTACAAGAACAATGGTTTCTGGTTGTAAATCTTTAGCAACCTTTAGGCAAATCTCTAATGCCTTTTCATCATGTGTAGGTTCTAGTTGCCCTTCACGATTTCGGTAATAACCAATTTGAATATCTGGTGGAACTAAACAAGTCTTAAAGGTCGTTGCTTTCTTAGCCTTTGCTTTAAATGCAGGCAATTTAATTGCTGGACCTTGTTGGACTACAGGCCACTCAGGACCAGTTTCCCACTTGGGAGAAAACTGAATTGCAGCAAGGTCATGAATTTGTGCTTCACCCTCAGAGTCTTTAGTAAGTGCTTGGTAAAGTTTTACACGTTTGATATCACCAATTTCGTTGATATCAATATTTTTACTTTCAAGCATTTCAACCAATTTGCCAAGCAATTTGGTCTTATCTTGTGCAGGCGCACTTAAATCATTTATCAGACTGGTCACAGAAACACTCCTTGTTTACATGTCGTTGTACAGTACTTACACTAATGCCATATCCGTGACTACGCAACACCTTAGAAAGCCATACGGAACTGTAGACCTTGTTTTTGGCTTGTGCGCTATCGTTACGGATAGTCTCAATTGATTTATTTAATTGCTCACGTTCCGCATCAGAGATGTCTAACAGTATCCTGCCTAATTTGCAAGGAGTTGTTTTTACACCTCGTAATGGGTTTTGTAAGTCTTCTATTAACGATTCTTTAGACAAATTGTGCTCCAAATTGTATTCGGGTAACTACACTGCTTTCTGTTGCTGCGTAAACTCTACCACTGCTGGGGGAACATTGTTACCTGCTACATAGCGCAAGTGCCAAGGTTCTTCAGGGACAACTTCCCATGAGAACCCAAACAACTTAACATTAGCAATGAGCCATTTCAAACGCTTAGGTTCGGATGCTGAATGCACGTCAACCGCCAAGCCGAGGTTATGCTGCGATTTTCCTGGGGTAGCCAAGGTCGCCATGCCCTTCTTCAAGTACCACGTCTTACCTTCAAAGGTCTTGGTCTTACCAGTTCCCGTATCCTCAAGGCTGTAGCGTTGAAGGAATCCTTTTTTTTGCAACTCGTATTCTCTATATGTGTCGCCTGCGGAAGTCGGTTTTAGTTCAACACCCTCAGATTTAGCCTTAGCCACCATAGCAGCCCATGCGTCTGCGGCAAGATGGTGTAACCTTCCACCGCCTACGGCAGGCTTCAACAACTTATCTGGAAGTTTTCCAGGTTGTACCCCTTGTAAGTCAAGAGGCATTTTTACAGGAACAATATAATCCCAATCAACTTTGCTCATTTTTCTTCCTTATCCTTCCCGTCAACTTTGTTGAACACGGCGTTGATTTCGTCAAGACTAAGTTTACCATCGTCAAGGAATGCCCTATACAAACCTTCTACTACAAATGCGACTCCAGCAATACCAGCCATAAACATGGCTTTCCACAAAGGAACTCCAGCAATTGCTCCTGCACCAATAACACCTAAACCAGATGCTGCAAAGGTTGCAAGAATACGTAAGAGAATATTTTGAAGTTGTTTCATTTCTTTTCCTTATCCATGTGCCAATCAATATGTGTGTTTAAACGTCCTGCAACATTTTCTACACTTTGACGAACTTTACGGAGTTCGGACATTACGTTTGCGTGATCTTGACGGTTTTCCACTCTGAATTCTTTGAAAGACTTCAGAAGAAAACCTACTCCAGTTCCTATTACGGGTATAGCAGCCGCAATGATAATGGCCCATGCGTCGCTCATCTAATTGTTTCCCTTTAAATGCTTTAGTTCTTGGTAGTCGTATTTTCGCTGTAGGTCTAACTCATTAATGTTTTGAGGGTTAGCCTTGTTATACAAAAATTGAGCACGATTACGCATACGCTTTGTGTCAACAAAACGAATACGAGGTTGCACACCAGCACCCTTTAGTTTGGTCATTGCTCTATGCGGTTTAAACGCATCTAGTGGGTCTCGTACAATCTGAGCCGAACTAGATTCACGGCGGGCTGATTGATATTTGTTTCCAATAAAGCCTGTACGCCCACCTGGAGATTTTGCTACATACTTATTTTGAAAGTTGTAGTCATAACCAAGGTTTCTGCCTGTGTGTTGGTCGGAATAAAACTCTGACCAACGAGCACGACGCATTGCAGAAAAGTCGTATAATCCACTACTTCTTGGACTGCTTGCGATAGGGGACCCAGAGATACCAGAACTTAATGATAAGTTCAGACGTCTAGGTTCCCCACCACGCATAGTGTGCCGCCAGTTCTACTGGCTAATCAGTCAAATACGACTGTTGGGTTTGGACGGTTCATGTGAGCGCCTGAGTTCATTTCACGCTCAAATTGTGGCATGCCGTCGCCTGCCATTGCACCTTGTACAAAGTCTGAAAGAACTACAGGAGCCTCAATCCACGAAGCCGAACCAACATGAGCACGCTCACGCATGGTGTCTTCAGGGTGCTTGTAGAACATTTCTGGGTTGTTGTGGTTCTGACGACCAGGAGCCGATGCAGTGTCAACATATGCACCTACAGCAAAATCGTTAGGTACGTCTGTGTCTGTTGCTACACCTTCTTCAAAGCGAAGCGGTCCTTTGTTTCCAGGAATGCTTGGTGCGTAGTCAGTTTCAAACATGACTGGCGAACGCTCTGGGAACATTGGTGCTGGTGATACATTCATTATGAAATGCCTCCAAATAGGGGATTTAACTTTCTACTACTGTACCATTTTTCATAGCACCATTATCGGAAAAACGGTGACATACCCACTTGGACCTCTGGCATTGTCTCAAAAACTGTCATGGAACAAGCCAAAGCAAGGGAGTCTGGATAGTCGTCAAACGCACCTTTTTCTTCTGGTGCGGATGCTAAAAGGTAAGGACCTTTGTACACCTTTTCAAGGTCTGACATTTGTTGATTAAATCGTTTCCAAGTTCTGGTACGGCGAGCCTTAGAGTGGGCTGGAATAATTAACTGTTCACGTTGAATTAGTTCTGTTAGGTGAACCCAGCGCTCGTGTTGCGCTTTGGCGTCAGAAGACACAGCAAGTACATCTATATCAGGCATCAGTAATTGGAGTCGTTCTGCTACAGCACCACCAACACCCTGTGAGTCTACGCCCACACGAAGAACTTCATAATTTCGTAGGAAGTCAATGATTTCAAAATATTGACTTTCCCATTCTTGGTTATTAATTTCCAACCAGTTGAGAATACGGTGTTCGTAAAACCCAAATGGGTCTGGATGGTCCCAATCAACCCACACAACGGTTACTACCGTAGAGTCGGTTTGTCTTGCTACGTCAATTCCTACAACTACCTGAGTACGCCACCATTGTTTTACAAGTGGCATGGATTGGTCATACAACCGTTCCATTCTTTCTTCGGTAATAAACATACCCTTTTCAAGAATCCATTTATTACAGTACGACATTTGGAATTCGTCTGAATCTTCACCGATACGCATTTTTTCTTTAGCAATAAATTTTGCATAGTTAGGGTTGTATTTAGATGCCATTTTGTGGTCGTACTCAAAATGGGCTTGGCGATGTCGTTTTCCACCGTTTACAGCACGACGCTTGTTGAATTGAATCATCTTATAGAAGTAAGATTTATTACGATTAGCCGTACCAGTCAAGCAAATACTTCCGTTGTTAAACGCCAACATTGGTTTAATTGACTTAGCAATCATGGTTTCGTCGGCTTCTTGAGCCTCGTCAATCATGACAAAGTGATAAGTTTTTGATTCAATCTTTGCTTTAGGGTTACAGGTTTGCATACGGCAAAGGGAACCTGCGTGCTTTAAAGTGATGATGCGACCCTTACCACGAGTACCACCCGATGCTGCTTTATCGTCAATTTCTGGGTCAAGCAAAAACTCAAGGGCATGGTCACTTGTAAGTTTGCTGACGATACGGCTAAACACTGTATCTGCTTGGTCTTCGGTTGGGGCAAACACTCCGCACCAAAAACCTTTCTCAAACTTAGATAACCATGTTGGATATACGGGAGCAAGTTTTGGAAGAATAACCATCATGGATGCCATTACTGCTGACATTACTTCTGACTTACCAGACTGACGAGTTGCAATAATGGTAAGTTCGTCACCATCTCCCAAAACAATTGACTCAATCATTCTGTATGCAATAGGTAACTGGTAGGGAAAGAATTCTACGTCACAGAATTCTTCAGTGAAAACAATGAGTCTATTTACTAGCCCATCAATGAACTCAGCAGAGGTCTCATCAAGTTCCTCTGCTAATTCTTCAATGTCTAATAGACCCTCGTCTTCAATTTCAAGCATCGTTTCTTCTCTCTAGTTCTGTATACAAGTTGTTTAATATGGTTACTAATTCTCCCACTTCTTTGATATCCCCGTTGTGATAACGCCATTTATCAAAGGATGAACCAAGTTCCATAATCCCTGTATCAAACCAAGACATCAGTGATGGGGTGTCTAAACGAGCAATTCTTGCTGGAGTTGCTGGTTTTTCTTCTTTCTTTTTCCAGAACATTACCAATTTCCTATTTCTGTTGGGTCATAATTCAAGTGACGACCACCTACAGCAGAAAGTAAACCTTCTTCTTCATTGTTTACTTTGTGCTTTTTACAGACGCCAATTTGGAATATGTACTTTTTAAATTTGATTTGTATTCCTTTACCTTTTCTCCAGTAACCACCAATTTCATGTACCCATGCTTTACACACTCGTGGAGTACTTTCATTTGCGATGTCCCTGTAAATCCAGTAAATCTTTCCAAAACCTTGTACTACGTTTAGTTTTTTCATTATCGTTGTAGTCTAATACCTGCGTTGTCAGTTCCGCTGTTCTGTGGGATACCGCCCATATACCCTCCGACTTCTTCACCAGTTGCTGGTCTACGTGGGTAACTGTTTAATATGGCGTTAATGTGATGCCCTTTAGAGTTACTACGAGCAAAATCTACGTATTCTTGATAGGTCATAGGACCATAACGCCAGTTAGGTCCTTTTGTACCATTTTTGTGAAAGCGCACATAGGCATACCCCATAATTACGCCACTAGTTTTAGTCATAGTCAAACTAGCATCTTTTACAAAAACGTGACCACATAGCCGAGTACTTGCTCCAGGACCTTGCCCATAGTTCTGTGGATTATCTGGCTTGTTAGCAACTTGTGCAACTGCTGTTGGTTGGTAAATACCTAAGTCTTCTGTGCGTACTCGTCCATTTTCATCAAACTCTGGAACCTCACCTGCAAATCCAGCGCTTCTAGCCGCCTCTGCTGCTTCTTTTTCACGCTGTGCTGCTAGTAACTGAGGGTCATTGCCAGAGGCAATAGCCGCCATTTCATCACGCCATTTTTGTAGTGATGCAGGGTCTATCCCAGGTTTACGTCGTGCCATACGGCTATTTTACAACAAAATTACCATTTGTTTAATGGGCAAGTTGCTGCCTCAAGTTTTACTTTTGCCGCCATAAAACAACCGCATTGCTTACACTGGTTAGTTATTGGTAATAGTTCTGGGCATTTTTTACAAAGTGCCATTCTGTGCTCAGAAATAGAATCATCTACTTTTGAAGCATTTGGGTTTAACATATCCCAAGGTCGGGTAGTTCCAAGTTTTTCTTTGTACTTTTGCCATGCTGAGGTCATTGTTGTATTACCGTTGGGTCTGCTGGTTGAAATGCGTTATGTCCACGAGATTCATCCCACTTCCACCCTTCTTTTACCATTCCAGCGTACTGTTCTGGAATTTCAATAATTTGTGGTCGTGAACTAAATACAGCGGTTAGATATTCTAATTTAACGTCAACATGTTGAGTAAATACAACTTCTCCGTCAATAATAAAGGCATACCATTTAATTGGAAAATTACTTACATACTTTCCCAGGTCTGGGTCCCATGTTACTTGTGGTCGCTCAATTTGTTCTTCCATATGTTTTCCTTGCTATTGACTAAATTCTCCATTTTCGTATTTCCATCCTACAAAAACAGCATTTAACTTATCTTCAGGAATTACAAAAACTTGAGGGTGATTATCTTGTGGACTTGTATCAATTGCTAAATCGTAATAGTGAACACTAGACACTATTCCATTGTTTACAAAAGCATATCCTTTATATGTATTCATACCTATATCCTATCCGCAGGCTCCACCGCACCCACAACAATACCATCCACCGATAGACGCAGCACATCCAACACACGGATTAGGTGAAGGATTATTGTAATAAACAATGTCATATGCAGGACAAGACCCTGAACCACAAGGAATAATCCCACAGGTTGCACCATTGCACCCTTCAGTTCCAACTGTTCCACCACCACAGGAAACACATGCAGGTTTTGCTTGTCCAACCACGGTTGCTGTGGCTGAGTTAGAAAACCCAGACTTCTGTGCAATTACAGAGGCCGTTGCTGTTTGACCATTAGACAAACCAGAAACAGTTACAGTATTTGTTGTCCTAGCAATAGTTCCTGCGGTTGTTGCAAGTATATATGTTGCAGTCGCATCATAGTTTGTAATAGTAAATTGAAATGCTCCGTTAGCACCATACGAATATGCGCTTAATGTTGGTGTTGTAAATGGTGGCAATGCACCAACCCGCCTTGTATCTACTTGACCAGTACCTGCTCTATCAGTTCTGGGGGTTAAACTACCGCCAGATACGGATACTCCACCTTGTGTATTACGGTTAATAGACGGCATGTAAATTAAGCCGTAATGCGGTTTACGTACCCATGAATAGTAATTACGTTAGTTGTAGCAGCAAACGCTCTCACTACTCTTGCAGTTGCATTACCTTGTAAAAGTAAGCCAGGGACAATCAGATACAGACCGTTTTCAGCCGCTACGGTATACTCAATGTGACCGTTAGGTGCAGTCACTTCTCCCCACTCAATTGTCAACTTTACGTTAGATGCCGAAGTATTGACCGCATATAACCAAATCTCATCAATAGTTGTTGCAGTTGTTGATGCAGTGTGCACCGCAGTACCAGCAGTAGCGGTAGCAGCAACAAGAATACCAAGACCTGTTCCTGTAGTTCCTGCTGGTTGTAATGCTAATTTTGTAAATGTTGCCATAGTTGCTCCTAACTAAATACTCGTGCGCTAATTATTGCTTGGTCTGTTTCATATGAAGCATTTGTACCGTTAGTTCCAGTAGGTCCAGTAGGTCCAGTAATACCGCCATAGGACAGACTAGTCCATGTAGTAACCCCGTCACCAATCTTAAACTTGTCGGTGTCTGATTCAATGCCCATTTCACCATCAGCAAGTACTGGGTTAGCAGTAGTCCACGCAGACGCAGTACCACGCCTAAATTGAATTTGAACAGCCATAGTGCTACCAGTTTACCTTATGCAATTGAAAGAGAACCAGATGTTGTAAATGTATGGATTGTATCTGTTCCATCTGTGGTTTTTGTACCGCCAGTAATTGTTTTACCTACACCATCGGCAGTTGCATAGCGAATTACAACGATTCCTGAGCCACCAGCACCGCCGTTTCCGTCGTTTCCGTCATAACCGCCACCGCCACCACCGCCTCCAGTGTTTGTTGTGCCAGCACCACCAGTTGTTGTATTCGCACTACCGCCTCCACCTCCACCTAAACCACCTGTACTAGTACATCCGTTAGCGCCACCGCCACCACCGCCTGCATAAAAAGTTGATGTTCCAGTAATTACGCTGGCTAGACCGTCACCTCCTTCAGATGCTCCGTCTGTACCTCCTAATTCTCCAGCGCCACCACCGCCGCCACCTCGTGCGTAACCACCACAAGCACTGTTTCTGTCTTGACCAGCAAAACCTTGACCAGAAATACCAGTACCAAAAGTACCTACAGCGTTTCCAGAACGACCACCACCTGAACCGCCGTTACCAGCGGTGCTATCCCATCCTGCTCCACCACCGCCACCAGTAGAAGTTACTACGTTTGTAGCACCTAGCAGAATAGAACTATCTACACCGTTGCTACCTGCGGTTGCTCTAGCAGTAGAACCTGCACCACCGCCACCTATTGTAATTGTGTAAGTACTACCAGTAGATAGGGTGGTAGTACTGGTTAAAAAGCCTCCACCACCGCCACCGCCAGCCATACATCTACTTGACCCACCACCTCCAGCAACAACAAGGTACGTAACAGCAAAACTAGTAGTTTGGCGCATACCAACAGACCAGCCTGCTGCGGTATATACACGAACAAAGTTTGTGTCATTTTCAAAAATCATTTGACCAACTGTTGGTGATGCTGGTCTAGTAGTAGACGTAACAACAGCCATACCACCAGCACCAGCCGCAATCTTTGCAGTAGTCACCGCACCATCGGCTAGTTTTGCCGTGGTGATTGAACCGTCTGTTACAGCACCAAGGTTATATTTATCCTTGTTCTCTATAAACTTTAGTTCAAAGTCAAGTGGGTCCATTAGGCAGGAAGTTCCACTTCATCCCAAGTTTGTGTTGTTTCGTTCCAAACATGTAAACCTTCTGTAGGGCGGGCAACTGGGGCTTCCCATTCAGTGGTTTCTGTATCAAGTGACCATGATGGGTAAGGCTTTGGAGCAATAAATGCGTTCAAGTCTGATCGGTATGTGTAACCGACACCTGCATAACGAGCACGCATGTTACCGTTGTATGAGGTTTGCTTCCACGTACCACCCAAAAGGTTGCGACAGAATTCAGCGCCTACGGACTCTGATTCGTTTCCTTCTGCGTCTTTGCAGTCATCATTAGATACAACAATGACTCGCAATACGATGTTGTCTTCACCAAGTTCTGCAAAATGTGCCATTTAAATATCTCCTAAATAATGATAAAACACTATACACCACCGCCATCTACGGCAGACATTTGAATGTAAAACTGAATGATTGTAGGGTCGCCCCCATCAATCACATACTTACTGAGTACAACGTTACTGATTAGAAACCATGCAGAGCCATCGTATTCATAAACACGTTGACCAATTGTATATTGATC